ATGTGCGGACGCTTTTCCCAGTCAATGACCCGTGAAGATTATCTTTCCTATCTTGCCGATGAAGCCGATCGTGACATCGCATATGACCCGGAGCCGATTGGTCGATACAACGTCGCGCCCGGTACCAAAGTTTTGCTTCTGAGCGAACGTGACGAACAACTACATATCGATCCTGTCTTCTGGGGTTATGCGCCAGGATGGTGGGATAAACCGCCTCTGATTAACGCACGCGTTGAAACTGCGGCCACCAGCAGGATGTTTAAGCCGCTATGGCAACATGGCCGGGCGATCTGCTTTGCTGATGGTTGGTTCGAATGGAAGAAAGAAGGCGATAAGAAGCAGCCCTACTTCATCCATCGTGCCGATGGCCAGCCGATATTCATGGCAGCAATCGGAAGCACACCATTTGAACGTGGCGATGAAGCTGAGGGATTTTTGATAGTGACTGCAGTAGCCGATCGGGGCTTGGTCGATATTCATGAGCGCCGGCCGCTGGTGCTTTCACCAGAAGCAGCCAGGGAATGGATGAGACAGGATGTAGGAGGGAAAGAGGCCGAAGAAATAGCTGCGGACGGTACGGTATCCGCAGACAAGTTTATCTGGCATGCTGTGACGCGCGCCGTAGGTAATGTGAAGAATCAGGGTGCAGAATTGATTAAAGCTCTTTAAAAAAGATAACAAATCCCATTTCATGTATAATTTTACATCTTAGTATATGAGGCTATGAAATGGATAAAGCACAGATTAATTCTTGGTTAAAAAAAGAGACTCTAATTGTTGCTCTAGCTACTGCTCTTTGCTACACAGGGGCTTATGTATATGAAAGAGGCTTTGCCGTATACTTTGGCATACCTACAGAGTTAATCTCAGTCACCCCCGGAAGCATTATTACTACAGTTTCTTTATTCGTTGGCTTTCTTTTCCTCGTGTATATCTTATCGACCTTTCCCGTTCTAATATCTCAGAGCAAGAAAATAAGAAATAACTTCATTATAATCACATTGAGCCTATCCCCAGTATGGATATTATTTAATCTGATTTTCTTTTTAATATCAGGATTTAAAACACTGAATTTCTCTATAGTAACCATGGGTTTTTTACTTCTTTGCGGAAGTATATTCCTGAGTAAAAAACAACTAAATAACCGACCCAAACTGTATTCATTAGAAACCTCCAAAGGAATATTTAACAGCATTGATAATGCAGCCGGATTAATATTTTGGTTTTCATTTACATTTTTCTCCATAATAAGTGGAATGGGTACATTTATTGCTAGAACCACAGATAATTTCAGTACCTTTACTTACAAAAACGAAAACTACAAACTAATTAAAAGTTATGGAGATAATATCATTGCCATAAAAGAGACCGCTAAAAAGAATGAGGATGGCGTTTACATTTTCAAGGCTGAAGACCTAAAGGAAACTCTTATAAATAAAGTGAAGGCATGAAACATGATCACTGATTAGTTTAATCATTTAACAACTAATAAATCCTTGTATCGTGTTGTGTATCGAGGTGAAAGCATGTCTCGCTTCATTCGCCAGGTGGCCTGGATCCCCTGTCCAGCAAAATAGAGAGTTCCCCTCCCGTCCTTTGCGTTGAGGTGGTCGAGAACTTTCATCAGTTTCTCGCTGTTCTGCCGTGGCGCATTGTCATCAAACAAGTTCAGTTGTGCGACACCCTGGCTATAGAAATCACCTAGCATGATCCCCGCTTTCTGATACCGGTGCCCGTCGACCCATAACGCATCAAGACACTTTACCGCAGCATTAATGATATCCCGGCTATCCTGCGTGGGCGTCAGTAACTTAATGGATCCGCTGTTACCGTAGTATTTTTCGTTCAGCGCAAAGGGAGATGTCTTCACAAAGGTGGATATATAACGACAATACTGATGTTCACCACGAAGTTTCTCTGCGCCTCTGGCCGCATATGAACAGATAGCCTGGCGCATTTGTTCATAGGTGGTAATGCGCTCCCCGAACGACCGGCTGCAGACAATTTCCTGTTTCACTGGCGCAAACTCTTCCAGTTCAAGACACGGCTCGCCGCGCAGCTCTCTTACGGTTCTCTCAAGCACCACGTTGAAGTGTTTGCGGATAAAGCGGATATCCGTATCAGCTAGCTGCAGGACGGTTTTTATCCCCATAGCTTCAAGCTTTTTGCTGATACGGCGGCCAACACCCCACACCTCATCAACCGGAAGTAAAGCCATCAGTTTGCGCTGCCGCTCCACATTCGAAAGGTCAACTACCCCGCCAGTGGCTTTCCATGCTTTCGCCGCATGATTGGCGAGTTTTGCCAGCGTCTTTGTTTGTGCAATCCCCACCCCGACCGGAAGCCTGGTATTGCGGTAGACCGTATCTTTCAGCTCATGCCCGAACTCTTCCAGCACACGGCAATTGCGTACACCAGTGAGATCGCAAAAGGCCTCATCGATACTGTAGATTTCAACTCTGGGACACATTTCCTCCAGTGTCGTCATGACCCGGTTGCTCATGTCCGCGTAGAGTTCATAGTTTGAACTGAAGCAAACCACGCCATGCCCGCGGAACTGGTCTTTGCATTTGAAGTACGGATCCCCCATCTTGATACCAAGTTTCTTGGCTTCGGCAGAACGCGCTATCACGCACCCATCGTTATTGGACAATACGACAACCGGCTTCCCTCGCAGATCCGGCCTGAAAATGGTTTCGCAGCTCGCATAGAAGCTGTTCACATCAACCAAAGCAAACATCACATCACCGGGCAGTCATCAAAGCCAGCTTTGCTGATGATGTGGGTAACCACGACTATCAGCTCAACACTTGCAAGCGCATCACCTTCTATGGCTTCTCCATCCATAACAATAAAGACACTACGTATATCTGATTGCTTTAGCATGACAACCTCCGCCTTGACACTGTACAAATATACAGTATAACTAAAAGCGAAAACAACCACGGAGAAATTGTTATGGCATCTTTAAATGACGAAAACCTACGAGACGACTTATCCTCTACTGAATCTGGTAAGGGGGCATCATTGGTTGCGCTGGAACAGGGTGGAAATGTTCAGCAAAGCATTAATATTGTCATGCCTGAATGGTATGGAGCTAAGGGAAACGGCCTCGATGACGATAGTAGTGCATTCACTCAGGCTGCTAATACTGGCAAAAATCTGTATTTGACGTCTGGAAAAAAATATCTTTTAACATCTCCTTGCGCATTACCTTTTATTGCAAACTACGAGGATGGAGAGCGAAAGACTGTTTTTGGAAATGGCGCAAAGTTAATAACAAAAGGCGCGTACAGCCCTTTCAACCAATATACAGATGAAACAAAATCATCTTTAAGCGCTATTGTCTATGGATGGAATTTCTTCGATTTGAATATTGAAGGATTTGCCAATAAAGACTCTTCTTACGACTTGGTCAATGGCGCGCATGGAATATCATTCGGATTCGGAAAGGCTTATAATATCAATGGGCTTGGATTATGCAACGTAATCAGAGCATATGGCAAAACCATAGCCAAACACATTTATGGTGATGAATTACGAAATGCCTTATATTCGTGCTACCCCTACCCTAAAAACACATCAATAGGAAATAACAAACTATTTAATGCTTGTGTAAATTGGTGTTCAGGTGATGGTCTTGTTCTTAAGGGTAGTGATATATATGTTGATGGTTTTCATTACAAATATGCGGGATGTATTACGGCAAACAATAATGATGGAGCTAACGCGACTCGTGGGGTAGCTATATCAGCTGGAGCAGATGGTGTGCCTGCTTCTTCTGTAACCATCAATAATATTTCCGGAGAGTTTTATGGGGCTGGCTCACTTAACCTAAACGCATCAGATGTAACGATTTCTGGTGGGATTAATTTAGGTAGTTATTATACTGAAAACTTCAAAGCAGAATTAAGTTCTGCTGCTGTATGGTTGAACGTAACAAATGCCATGATCGGTGATATCAAATGTGAAAACATTTTTACCGGGTTAGGTATCAACCCAGGGTGTTCAGATTTTTACATCAGTTCATTCTCTGCAAAAAGCAAATATAATGTTAGCAAGCATCCGTTTTTTTCGATTGGGGACTCAGTAGATACTAAAATAACCCGTGGCTTTATTGGCAATATAAACCTGTTTGGCGAGAGCGCAATTAACAATGATGTTTATATAAACACTGCAGGCGTAATTATTGACTCTATTCACATATCCCAGATGAATAACCAAGAAGGCGGGGACTCTGTAACCATTGCAAAAGCGGCAACAATCAATAACATCACATTAATCTCAACCACTTCCGCCGCTACAAATAATATTCTTAACTTTTTAGCTGCGGCCAAGGTTCAAAACATTTATATTGAAAGAGTATTTGGCACGGCCATTACTGTTTCAAATGATATAGTTCCAAAACTTGACCGTGTATATCTATTCAATAAACAAGGGACAAAAGCTCCAATCATCATCAACGGCAATGGTTCCGCAAGTCATCAATGGGGTCTAGTAACAATAACTGGTCCATCAGTAGCAAGCCCAAGGATATCCGGTTCACTTATTATGGAGGGTTACTCGGGAAATGAATGGAAACGCGCTGTAGATACAGTATCAGCTTCTGTTTCATATCCGCAAAAGCAAACATTCACGCTGACATAAATATATGAATCAAGACCTAAAAGTTAAATATATTGAATGGTAACTTAAACCTTCCCCGGTAACTCTTGCATACTGTTACCGGGTAGGATGTCCCTCAGTTAATTAAATATCCTGTCCAAACGAAGCAAGATAGCTTTTTGAACGGGCATATGTTCTTTGAAGACCTGAAAGATCCAGTGCTCGGTCGAAAATGAGTACTTCAGCTACATCAATATCCGTTCCTGGTAAGTTAGGCGGCATTGACGGATCACGGAAAGCGATAAGCCTGAACATGCTGCTGATTCCACCTTCAGTGATGTCCCTGGTTGCAAGATTTGCACCTGAAGCAATGGTCGCTGGAATAAGTGAAGCATTCAGTTTCGGCAAGTAAAGATTAGCCTTATTGCTTGCACCATCAACTGTAAAAGCTGCCCAACGGAAATTAACACGATTTGCATATGTTTCTGATGGCCCATCCGCAATGGCTAACAGATTACCGGTTTTTGAAATGCCCCCCGCATTACCGCTGGTGCGAATCAAATTTGAAGAGGCACTACTGTTACTTTTCAAGCCAATACCAATACCCTGTGCTGATGCAGACTGCGCAAGGTTACCTACTGGATACGCATATGCATCTGAAGATGAATGATTTCTCCAGACAGCAATCAGAGTACGTTGCAGTCCGTCAGGAACGGAGGTGATAAATCCATTATCTTTATCGCCGCTAATATAGTATTCGCCGGTCACTGGAGCGCCGATTGGGGTGAGTGTATTTGCGTTGTTACTCAGATCATCCATTCCATCACCAAACCGCCATGCAGCCAGCAGGCCGGGCTCAGCCACGAACGGGGTATAAATCGGTTTAAGTTGAGGGTTAGCGATGATTACGTCTTTATTGCGAATAATGGTTGTCATGATGGTTCCTTAAAAAATTACGCACCAGTTATGGAGTTTTCTCAGCGTCCCGGAAGTATCGGTGTAGCTTTCACCGGGTAAATCGCCTTCACTGTCGCGGAGATTACCGCGTGGCCCAGTGGTTCTTCCTGCAGTAAGAGGATCACCGGCTTTTCCCCAACCATATGTAACCTGCTCATTAACTGTAGGGGCCCGGCTACAGATAATCCTGACTCGGTCCGGTCCCGCTATTTCAACCGCAGAAATAATATCCACAACATCGAAATTCTGAGTCGTCATATCCCGGATGTAGAAACCGTAATTTTCCGTTTCCGTTACCCAGGTTGTATCAATCACAAGTGGAGGATGAGGGACATTGAACTGAAGATTAATAATATTACCCTGACGAGTTTCGCCGATTTTATCCAGCCAGTGCATGCCAGGCTTTTTCCCTGCCTGATTGTCGAGCAGCAGCTTATGGATAGCGCGGCCGTAATACTTCGCAAACATCAAATAGGTCTGGTTAGTCCCGTGAACATTGTCGACATAATCACCGATATATGCTGGATGACTAAGCCGGGAACGCCCTGCAAGGGCCACGTCGCGTAAAGACAAAGCTATAAGAGGGTTGGTTTTTCCATATTGTCTATGCGATGCCAGTTGGTAAGACACAAAAAATGGGTTGTAGTCCTGTTGAGTAATAGCAACAGTATCCTCCGTCATGTCAGAGATGTACTGCAGGAGCATCGTAGAATAATCGTCTCGCGATACATTACCGCCGATATCAGATTCTCCCTGAGTCCAGAGAATAGCTAACTCGGCAAAAGTTCTTCCGGCTGCATTCGCCAGGCGCATGCTGTTAGTCACGTGATCCAGCGCGCGCTGATATGATGCCGTACCTTTTGACAGGTTCGCTATTTGGGTACCTCCACGGCCAGGGCAGGACGAGAAAAACACAGCGCCTTGTTGCTGCCAGTCAAAACCAGTATCTGCCTGAATACGCTCAACCAGCTTATTTGCGGCGCCAGAGCAAGGAGATTCACCAGCCGGATACGTTCCCTCAGATGGCATATAAGCCGATTCAATCAGTGGAACGGCAGTATCCGTTGCTGAAGAATAGCTGTTGTTATTTGAACTGAACCCCAGATTCCCATATGGCTGCGTGGTTGAAAGTGGCGGGTTAGCAGCAGCGGATGCCGGCGGCATTTCACCAATAGACAGAGACTGCCCCTGTGACCTCACGCCGTTCCAGTCCCGAAGATAAATTGGGATTACTGGCGTCTCTGGGGGGCTGCCAGAACCACCAATGACAGGAATATCCTGATCACTTTCAAACCCTGGCGTACAGGCCATCGGGATATAATTTGCATCACAAAAGACGATGCCAGGTGGACCCGGTATTTCAACTATCTCTGTATTTCCAATACACACGCCTCCCATTGGCGTGCCAGCGATATAGGGGACGCGCCGAGTATCAGTGATTGCCCATGGAACCTCATTCCCACCCTGAGATGCAACCTCTGCCCTTCCCATTCCCACTGCGCCAAGTTTATTAGTAGTAATGGGGGCTTTCCCTTCTGCATCAGTAAGCGCGTGAACTATCTCTATACCTTCATCGTCAAAAATCCTGCTTTCTACTGATAGCCCGGCCAACTCTGCTGAATTAGCTGCTTTATCCACCGCCTGCTGCGATGGCATCTTGCGCCCAGTTGGCTCCAAAGTTCCGCCATTATTGATGTACTCGTCCGCAAGAGAACTACCATCAGGACTTCTCACATATGTGGCACCACCTTGTGGGATATTGGCAATGTCCGCTTGCGCCTCTTCCAGGGTAATATACTGACGGCTTAAGGGGACCAGGTTTTGCCTGGTATCCTCAATGACCTTATCACCTTCTGCCTTGATTCCATCAACAGTGTAATGCTGGCCACCAAGTCGATCGGTGTATGTCAGTTCTCGGCTTGTTACGACCTTGTCCAGCATGCCGCCTGCATAAACGTGGTCCCGGATATCATCACTCGGTACCGGCTTTTGCGTCGGGGTTGGTAATTGTGCCATTGTGCATGTCGCCCTTTATAGACGCACGAAATCCTCAGGAATTAACCTGATGATGTGCGTGAAAGTTGATTATTTACTGCTGGTGGTTATGGATATATCGAGTCCGAATATTCAGACAAGGTAAGGGTCTGGGTGTAATCGCCATTCGGTTTTGCTGTTTCTACACGCCAGATAGTCGAGTTTAATTCGCTTTCTGTTGCAATGAAGTAGCGACTGGCCACCTGGCAGTCAGCACCATTGTAGATATTCAGATCGAAAGCATCCGCGGCGGCCTGAAAGGCTTTGGCAGTACCGGATACAGGGTAGGCACGCCAGCGCCCTCGAAAATTACCCAGACTATCAGTCATCACGACCCACATATCGCCAAACGAAAAATCGATGCGTTCAGACGTTGTGAAGATATCGCCATTGCGGCCGGTGAGATAACCGTTCTGCTGCCTGTTATCGTACATGTCAGGACACTGAACAACGGCGCCACGCACCACCTGCTCAGTCTCCAGCACTTTGACCGTCATGCTCATTCGTGAATACAGAAGGCGTTGAGCCTCAAGCCATGCCCGGTCAACCGCCTGGGTGCGATTACGACAACCGTCCAGGCTAATCTGGCTGGCGTTAACCGTTGCGTCTTCGACTTCCCGAATGCCGCTGGCATCTATCTGCAGATAAACATAGGATTTCTTATTGGTGAGCGGGTCAACATAATCGACCGTGACACCGTCATATCCTCCCGGCAGCGACATCTGCCATGAAACCTTATATTCATCAAAGAACATGTTTGAGCGCGCAAACACCGCATCAGGATAGGTGACCTTTTCATCGCGCCAGAACGTCAGCACATCACCGATGTTATTCCCATCCACCCTCGCTGCATTGCAAATAGTCCGGATCCGCTCTCCGAGCGACAGCTTCTCATCTGAAAAGGTGTAATCGAAATAGCCAAGCTCTGGCACAGATATCGAGTCGGCAATCGCGTACAGCGTCGCAACATCGATACTGCTAACATCCTGCTTACCGATAACCACCCATTCATGCAGTGCGGCGTCAGCAAATGAACGGCTTGGACGTAGCGTGTAATCAATCTGGCCGGTCGTCCGGTCATAGCTGATGGTGTGGCGATGCGCGAGCATGTTGTATTTCTGCTCGCGGTTACTGTTGCTGTTGTTACTCCCTTTGATAGTCACTCTGGCAATCGTGTCATCCGGGTAAACAACATTGGCACGGGTGTTGACGGCGTGAATTGCCATTAACGTCACGACATTTCCATCATTGCTGTTATCCAGTCGCTCGATCGTCACCGCATATCGACCTGTACCGGCGGCGGGTGAGAATTTATGCGTTGTGCGGAAATAACGCGTGGTAACCTGAAAATCGTTATCAAAGAAATAATCGTACTGTTCAGCTGTGCCCGGGATCTGGTTGTTGTTGTCATCCACTTTCCAGAACCGGATTCGATAACGGGAAGTGCCCGAAGTCGCCCCCAGTTGAACCATGACATGCACCCAAATCTGTGTGGATTCAAGCGGTGATACCGATGGGCCTATAACCAGCGGCGTCTGGTCGTTGAGGGTGAAAAGTGTCAGGTTCAGCGTGGTGTCAGACGGTAGCGTCGTGATCTCCCCGGTCATATCGCCAAGATAGAACGTGGTGTAAGACTGCGTATCCTCCCCGATATAACTTTCTGAGTAGACGATATTTCCGCTGCCGGTAACATCCCTTGTCACCGGGCCGCCGCCGGCGTTCCATGTCGCGTTGATAACGAAAGTCACCGGATGCGGAACGGCAAGCGCCGCGAAGTATGAAAAGTTATCGTCATTCGACAACACTGTGGCTTTCAGCTGGTTGCTTTCGATCAGCATGGCTGTTGGCGCTGTCGTCGTCGCTGTCTGGGCGGGAAAATCCTCGCTTTCATTCAACCCAGGCACTTCTTCGTTATCGACATCATCAAACTGGTAGCCAACATCAATGGTGCCTATCGTCGCGCCAGGGTCGAAAATCTGGTAACTGGCCCCTGCTAGACTCCCCAGATTCGACTCTGAATAGCGCACAGAAGAAATGGTGTATTTCCCGAATCCCACTTCGAACCATTCAGTGATGTATTTGTTGTTGTCGATGTACTCAAACAGCGCCTGCTGAATCAAATCCGGATATACCCGGCACTGGCCATAAATATTCGGCCTTCCCTTGTAAAGCCGCGCGCGGTTAGTCTGCCCGGTGGCGTCGTTATTCGGGGATTCACCAGTAGAAATGGACGGAGATGATGCGGTCTGTTGCCCGGTTAGCCCTGACATTACTTTTTTAGTGAAGCGGATCGGGTTGAGATGCTCCACCGGGTTCAGAAGTGTCTTTATCAGACCGCCGCTTTCAGGCTGATCGAATACTGCTACGACGTCGCCGGCGCGCAGCTTAAACGACAAATCAAAATCATCATTAAGCTCACGTCCATTCAGGCGAACCTTCACATTATTATGCAGCCTGAGTGAGTCCAGTAATGCTATCAACTCAGTACCCGGCGCCGTCGTTCCATACTGTTTCGGCGCGCCAGGCAGACGCTGCAGCTCATATCGAACCATGAACCAGATACTCCACTTTGTTGAATTTCTTCGCCAGGATAACCATGCTGTCAGCGCGTACAAAACCGAACTCACCGCGGGAATGCAGGCATTTAACCGGATCCAGCATTACGCCCACGTGAACAGGACGATCAGCGTAATAAAACACGGCCAGGCAGCCAGACGACGCTACCGGCACCGCTCGCCAGTGAGCTGATTCCGCTGAGTAGCAGGTGATGAAGTCGGCGCCCGATTCGTAGCCGGGGATATGATGCAGCTCCAGACCGAGCACATGCCGGTAATACAGCACCACCAGCCCCCAGCAATCCATCTGCTCAAAACAACAGGCACGGTTAACCCACGGCTTGCCATTCACAAGCCGGATAAATTCGCTCTGCGTCATACGGTAATCAGTCCGGGATAGTCTTTCGTGGTGTAAATAATGGGATTGGCCAGCGTCAGAGGATTCGTCTTACCAGAATTCACCGTGACGTTTGTGCCATCGGCACCGACATCCTTCACGAACAGTGACCAGGTCTTCATCGGCGAAGCATCACCGATTGCATTCCACTGTTGGTACTTACACGTGATAGCCGTCATCCGGGCGGCACCAGTCCACGTTTTTAGCGTGTTTCTGACCTCTTCAGCACCCTGCAGGAAGGTGATCCCCATCGTGATGATGGCTGACCCGTTCTGTGTCGGTTCGGTGATATCAAACGCCGCGGGTTGATAGAGGTTTCCACCGAACGTCGCCTCCTGAAAAAGTTTGTTAACCACACGGTAATAACCAAATGCCGGGTGATAAAACTCAATGGTCTGTTTGATATCACTCGCCGGCCGCCGCTCTTTCCATTCTCGTAATGTTGGCATCAGTCAGTCCTCGGCATCACATCAGTGACGAGATAATCAAGCCATGACCCGTAGTTCTCCGGTGCCTGAACAATCCAGTCATCGAAGTCTTCAGTCAGGTCATCAATACCATTACAGATAACCGTGGCGGTCCAGGTCACCACCCCGCCATTCTTACTGGTTTGCACCGGCATATTGACGAAGTGAAGCGTCTGCAACTGCGGTCCGTATGTGTCGCCAAGGTCAATTGGCATCGTGAACCAGTTACGCCCGCGGTCACAGTACGTTGGCGACCGCAGCCATGACTTAAACCGTTCGGCCTGCTGCAGCGTAAATATCCACTGCAGCGTCCAGGTAGCTTTGAGGTCAGTGGTGAACGGGGTAAATATGACAGGGCCGACTGCCGGCTGCGTTGTCTGCCAGCCGGTATCCTGCGTCATATTTTGGCTGGGACGCTGCGGAAGGGGTAGGAATTCCGGGTATGAAACTGTTGCCACGTTTCCTCCGGGCATTAAAAAACCCGCCGGAGCGGGTTGGTTTTAGTAATCGCCATTGGCCTGCCGGCGAAGGCCAAATGTGTCCTGCATCTGAGAGGACATCGGGCCGCCGTTCTGCATATCGGTGATAAAGGTCTCGATAACCAGTTGGCCGCCGTTCTGGCTGCTACGGGTATCGACATTGACGCCATTTGCATAGTTGTAAACGTTGTTCACGACCTGCAGCGCGCCGCCGCCACTGCCATGCAAATCCTTATTGCTGATGACAGAGCCGTTATCACCCGGGATCATGTACTGACTGCCATTACTGGCGCGGTAGATTTCAGGCATACCGCCCTCACCTACCTGGTACATTGAGCCCGCCGATACCGGACCACCATTCTTCCTTCCGCCAGCGAGGGTTTTTGACAGAGCAAAAGCACCAACCAGCGCAGCTCCACCAATGATAGCTGCAGCACCAAACGAACCTACCGAGGCAACCAATGCAGCCGGAAGCCATGCCGCTAATGTAGTCCCTGCAGATGCTGTACTTGCTGCTGTCGTTGTGGCAATGGCGCCCACTTGGGTTGCCGTTGTAGCCGCGATGGTAGCTTGCTGTACACTTGCACCCATTATTGCTGACTTTGCTTGCTGGATGCCCATTTGCACGAACGTATTAATTACGTCGTTGAGAATGGTGTTACCGATAGACTGCAATGCATCTGAGGCTGACATGCTGCCAGTGATGATACCGGTTAATGCATTGGAAGCCTGATTGCCGAAAGCGTCCACCGCTGCGCCAAGAGCCTGATACCCTACGCTCTGTTGCGTGAACAATGACCACATAGCATCCGTTCGTTCCTGCTCATACTGAGTATCAGCGGCTTTTTTTAGTGCTAAGGCCTGATTATGGGCGATAACCCCCTGTTGCTCGTATTGCTGGATTAGTGCTAACTGTTGGGCATGCTGGTTTGCCAGGTTCTGCACCGGATCCACATCGCCAGCTGCCTGCTGCTGCGGAGTGACAGCCTGTTGCGCGCGGATTTTCGCAAGGTTGGCCTGGTGAGTTGCCTCCAGTCTCTCGGAGGTCTCGTTGTATTGCTCCTGGCTGATTTTCTTCGCGGCCAGTGCAGTATTTAAATCCTGCACATCCTGCTTGTAACTTGCATTCTCGCGCGCTTCAGGGAGAAGTTTCTCAGCCGCGACTTGCGCCTTGATAGCGTTGGCCGTATCCCACTTTTTAGCAGCATACTGCCCAGCCAGCGCTATTTGTTCCTGCGTAGCGCCTTTGCCAAGCGAAAGCTGAGCATTGAGGATCGCCTGTTCACGGCTTAACTCAGCTGTAGAGTCTGCGGCAAGTGCGGACTCCTGTTTCAAGCTCGCTAATTTCTGCGCAATCGAATCAGCCTGAGTTTCTGACTGCTTACCTGCCTTATTGCTTTCCTTTCTGGCCTCTGTGACTCGGTAGGTTTCAGCATACTCATCCTGAAGGGCTTTAATCCGCTTCTGGTCAGTCACCCCGGCATCGGCGGCATCATATTGAGCTTGCAGACGAGCTCTGGCCTCTCCCTCTAGTTTGGCAAGAGCGAGTCGGCGCTCGGAATTCTGCACAAGCTTTTTCGTTGCAGCATCATCACCTTTTGTCGGTGGAGCATTGAACTGGTTATTGCTAGCGTCATTCTTCGCTTTCGCTCGAATATGCGCAATTTCTCCTTCAATTTGTTTAAGCTGCAC